TGTTGTAAATACTTCATGGGTTGGATGAGCCTAACAAAGTCCACTCCCGATGTTCTTAACATCTGACCTAACTTATAGTTGATTTCTAATACAAGTATTTTCATAATTATTTAACCATTTCTAATGACCAAGTTCCTTTATATTTTTTAATGTAGTCGTTTTCTAAAACCATATTATTTCTACCAAACTTTTCTTCAAAAACATCTGTATTAACTAATGGTTTAAAAATCGTTGCCATTTTAGCTTCTAAAATAGAATATTCTTGATTGAAAGCACATTCTTGCATTACCGCTTCCATTTTAGTTTTAGTAGTCGGGATAATCATTTTATTTAAAATTTCCCTTCGATACTTGCCTAAAAACATTCCCATTTGAACTGGTTGTTTAGATAGGGCAAAACTCCCTTCATAATTAAAAGCCAAGTCAAAAAGACTGGTATCTTTTATTTCCACTGTGTCATGAAGTAAAAAAAATTCGTCAATATCAGTGTTTTCATAAACCCATTTTAATTTTCCCAATTCAAAGTCATCGTTTACAACAACAATAATAGGATATTTATTATAATTTCCAAAACTATTTAAACAGTTTTGAAGCCAGTCTTTAGTTCTGGTTGTTGAACCGATTACAATCACTTGTTTCATAATTTCTCCCACCTTTGCCTACAATTTTTATAAAGATTAAAATATTCATCCGTTTCCTCTCCTTTCCAATAGGTTTCATTTAATTCAAGTCCCCTAGCTTCCTTTTGTAAATTCTTCCAAACATTACTAGCTCTTTCGTGAACAATAGTCGAATATCCAGAGGCGATTGCCCATTCGTTAGCATCACAAATTCTCTTTAAATTAATCCCTAGCCAAATATCGGCAAATCTATCCATATTTACCCGATACCCCATTGGAGCGTAGTATATATAGGGAAGCATTTGTCGGGTAAACATTACATTCATTCCACAGAAAGGAAAATAAACCGTTCTGGGAATAATCCCTTTGAAAAATTCTAATTGTCTATTGCCTTTTAATAATTGAGTTGGTGCGTCCCAATCCATGACACCGTTCCAAACTCCATGACTTACAGTACATAAAGCATCACGTCTAATACCGTATGGAATACCCCTAACATAATCAGAAGCCGTAGACATCCAATCTAGTGAAAATCGTTGGTTTAAGACGTCTAAGTGCTGTTGTATAGCGTCTTGTCCTTCAACTGGTGCAGTATCATCGTCTAAAGTTAGGATATATTCTATTTCGGGAAGTTTTTTCTTTATATAAGCAAAACCGAGATTTCTCACTCCATCATTTTTGTTGAAAATAAGGTCAGAATTATTACCCATTATTTCCTTGACTGTAAAAGATTGGTATTTATCGTTGTCTAACACCAAAAGAGGTTCGTCTCCGTCTTGAACTTTAATAACAGTAACATTGTGTTTCCAAAACAAATTAAACCAATGTCTCATGAATGTTTTCCAACAGTCCTCTCTAATGGTTGGAATAACTACCGCTATATTTGATGGTCTGCTTACATCTATTGGCATATACCTATTCCCATAACATTTAACTTTAATGGGTGCTGTTTGAATTCCAGATATTCTGGTTTCTTAATCTCATTCCAAAACTTAACTGTTCCGCTACCGTCTCTATCTTTAACCGTTCCCTCATCATTGATGTCGTGAAACATACATATTTTTGCTGTCTTGCCGACATTCTCATAGTCTTGTTTAACTGATTCGTATTTATGGTCAGCGTCTATAAAACAAAGATCACTTTTGTATCCTTTAATATCATTTGAAGTAGCGAGGTGAAACTCAACTTTTGAAAATTGATTGGCAAGAGCAAATAGTGGTTCGTTGTATTGATGATTAATATCAATGGCAAGAGTGTGAAGATCATTAAATCGAGACAGATATATCGAGATAAAGGTTGGACTAGAACCGATAAAAGTCCCCACTTCTAAATATTTTTTAATACCTTTAGTTGAAAGATAAATCAAGGCCGGTGCTAATTGTTCGGGCTGTTGAAAAAGTCCGAGAGGAGAGCGACACTCATCGTATCCAAAATTTATTACTTGGTCATTAATAATTCCCCAATGTTTAATAATTTTAATTAAATGTTCCTCATCTCTTAATTGTTCAAGAGTTGATTCTTTAATCATTTGACTAGCTTGATAGATTCTATCTAGCGATTCCATAGGTTGTAAGCGTCTCTATCCCTAGAGACTTGATTGTAATAATCTTTAACGGATTCTGGATTAGCACTTTTAGAAATGAAGTGATGAATATAGGATTCTGATACTTGACCACAGTTAGCTCTGTTTCCTAACCAATTATCCCCAAACCACAATTTAAGATTTTCAGGAAAGTATCCGATTTTATCTATTAGAGTTCTTTTGAACATAAAACACGACCCCAAAACAGGTAGAAAGTTTTTAGCCCTATCTTTACCCTCTGGAAAATCACTAGGTAAGTTTTGATCGGTGTGATATGGACTAACTACCTCAAATTCGTCTAAGGCCTTAATCAAAGGCGTGTCCCAATGGGGAGAAAAGACAATATCTGAATTACAGATACAAATTATCTCTCCTGTCGAAAGTTTAATTAAGTCATTCCAAGTCTTACTAATACCCTCGTTGGTTTCGTGGTAGAGTTTCTTAACGTTTAAGGTGTCTAAATATTCTCTGGTATTATCAGGGGAAAAGTCATCTACAATAACAAGTTCATATTCACTATCGGTGTTCTTTTCCAAAGACTCGACAAACATTTTTATATATTCCAAAGCACCGTAGGTTGGTAGACAAATACTTAGTTTCATTAGTAGGATTTTTTAGGTAAACCAATAGAATCTTTATTTTTCCAATAAATAAGCCCATCTTTCATATCCTTGGCCCATTCAGGCGTGTGTCTTATAGAGGAGTTTTCAATAGAGTTAGGGATTTCTTCTATCCAGTTTTCCGAACCTGTAACATCAGCAAAGTACCAGAAAGGAGTAGTCAGTCCGGCTTTAGCTATTCTGCCGGTGTGTTCTACGTGTTCCCAAGCGTTTTTAAAGTATTCATCAAAGAGTCCGACTGTTTCAAAACATTTTCTGGTATAGAAAGAGAAAGCACCAACACACTCAGGCCAAAGGGTTACATAATCTCCAACATTAACAGGTCCAACTTTATTAGCTGGGCCGTGATTGTGAAAATTAAAGTGTTCTATCCCTGTTTTAATAGAAGCGTCAATGTATTTAGTTACAGAGTCTTCATCTTTGACTAAAATATCGTCTTCAATTAAAAAGATATATTCACACCCCTCATCTAAGAGATACTTAACGACTCTGTTTTTAGCTTTTGCCACCCCTCCATTCTCTTTTGTCTTAATTAGGTGAAAATCTTTAGAATAGGTATTAAATACTTCGGTATAATCCGCATTATCAGAACCGTCATCATGTAAAGCCCTACAATCAACGTTTTTTAGTTTCTTGACATATTCTAAGGTCTGTTTACAAAAATCTGGCCTATTGTATGTCAAAACTCCAACGCCCGTCTTCATTCTTGTAAATAAATATTTAATTGTTGTCTTGAATTTTCATTTCCAAACATGTGGTGAAAATTGAGATGACAATCAACACAAAAGGTAATACCGTTTTCAAGACTCATTCTTAATTCTGGGTGGTTGTGAAACGATTCGATGTGATGTGCTCGTAATTTTATATTTTTATTCCCACACTTTTTACAAGTGTAATAATCTCGTTTGAAGACATTGTTTCTCCATTCATGATAAGCGGGGGACCTCCTTTCTAATTCGTGCCGTTTCATAACTCCACCCTTCCATCCATTAGCCAATGGACCCTTTTTACCCCAGAGATTATTATTTTTTCCCTTTTTAGATATGGAATAACATTTTATGGAACAGTGTATCCTTTTTTCCCAAACCTTTAATCCTCTAATTCCAAGGTCTTCTCTATTAAAAATTTTTCCACATATGGGACATATTTTATTATCTGTATGGTGTTTTCTTGCTTTATGGAAACAATCAGAACTGCAATATTTTTGTCTTATCCAGTTTTTCATTCCCCTATCGTGGGGTTTAAGAAATTTTTTATTACAAGTCAGACAATATTTAATTTTTTTCATAAAAAAGCCGCCCAGTTACGAGCGGCTAAAATATATTTCAATTTATTACCTTAAGTAATATATCACAACTTAGCAGTAATGTCTAGTGTCTGCTAGACTTGAACTATTACTTCCTGACTAATTGTAGATAGGTGAGCAAGTAGAAAGACTAGAGTGTATTTATCATTTCCATCTATAGCACAGTAGGTTGCTACTCTATCTCCTACCGCAGCAGTTCCTGACTGTATCCAATCAGTTGGAGAAAAGGCTTGTAAAACTCTATTTTTTACATCGAATCTATAAATCTGATTAGTTACACCATTGACATAGATGTTTATATATCCAAATCTACCCTCATTATCAGTAGGAGCATATTTACCACAGGTACCAGTCGTCAAGTTAATTGTATTCCCATCGTAAACCACCGCATTAGACCAAGCGCCAGTAGTACCACCAGCGATGTCTAATACATCTAGGGTAGTAGCATTTCCACCTCTAAATGAGTATATAAATGAATGACGTGAGTTTTTATCGACATCTGGTTCAATTCCAAAAGAAGAAAAGGATGTACAACCAGCACCCATATTTCCACCTCTATTTCCATAGTAAGTAGCAGACCAAGCTCCAGCAGTTATTGAGTTAGTTCCATTATTTTGAGTAGCATTTGAATAATTGTAGGTATAAGTAACCGCCGTTGCAGATGACCAGATTAAAAGTTGATTTGGATATTCAATGACAAATTTAGCATTTGCACTTGGAGTAACAGTCCAGTTAGAACCTAAAGTATAAACAGGAGAAGCACCAGCAGTATGAGAAGCAATTATTCTTCTTTGACCAACAGCAGTAGGAATTGCAGTATCTTCAACAATTCTTATTTGGAAGTTACGATATTCATTTTGTAAAACCGAAGCATCACCAGCACTTGCTTGACCTGTTAAGGTTCCAGTAGCACTTGCAGTAGCTGTTAGGCAGTTTTTGGCTGTACCTGAAGCGTCATAGGTTCCAGCACCGACTAAAAATCCTTCCCCTGGTTTTCTATCATAAGGAACATATTGTTCATCTAATGCGACTCCTGAAAAATCCGTAGCTATTGTAGCTGGTAAATTGGTATTCGTAAGCGAGGCGAGAGTGTTGGTAGCCACCTCATACGATCTAAAGATTGTAGCCGCTAAAGCACCAGCCGAGAACATAAATAATCTTCCCCCTAAGATTTCATAGGTATCACCAGCCGCGGGGGTAAAAGTTAAGGCAGTGTCTAAACTCAAAGTTGGTTTTGTTCCACTTGTGTTTCCCACTATCCAGCGTTCTTCTGTTTTACCTGAACCACCCGCTGTATTACCTGTAATGCGTACTCTAAAGCCATATTCACCCGAACCACCACGATTAGCAAGCATATTTGCCCCTACAGCAGTCAGAGTGGTATTAGTCGTTACTAAAGAAGCTGTTGAACCAGCTCCCACAACACCGACTAAAGAAAACGAAGGAGCAAAGACCATTCCAGCACCAGCACCAAAAGTTCCACCCAAAGCAGGTGAACCCAAAAACTGCCAACCTTTAGTAATGCCATTAAAACGATTAAGGACAGTAGCCGAAGCCAACTGATAAATAAAAGGATTACGAGAAATATCATTTCTCATATCACACGCTAGTGAGCCACCAGCAGCATGTGCGTTTGGAGAAGGGGTAACTTGTACCCACATCATTCTATCTATTGCTTTCTTAAAATTGTTGGCCATTTATGTTATTAAACTTCTAATATTAGTTGCCCAAGCAGTCATATTATTCATTCTTTGTAAGTGGTCGCCAGGAAAACTACCAATGTTGGTTAAATTGGTTACTGTGGTTGTAGTAGTAACTGTTGTTATTGTTCCAGTAACCTGTGCCCTCATTTGATTAGCCGACTTGTCTACATAAGATGGATTGGCGATTGCAAGAAGTAAAGCCCTAAAAAGAGGGATGAGTTCTCCTAATTGAACATCTGTCGGAACGGTGGGTTGAATCATTCTGTCAAGATTATTAGTCGCAGGATTAAAAACAACTGGTTCGACAGTATTGACCTTAAAATCGTTATCAAATGATTGATTTTGTATTTCTTGGACTGATTGTTCTGTTTTACTATTTGATGGCATATTTAGCTCCGTTAACTTTTATTTGGTCGGTTTCTTTTAAAAATTTGACAAAGGCTTTTATCTTTTCTATCTTCATCACAGTTCTCTCTGTTTTGTCGATGTTAGCCATCTTTTCAATCCATTTAAGTTTTTCATTAACTGATTCAAGTGAGTCGGACATTTCCCCTTGATTGATTTTGTCCTTGAAATAAGAACTGATAACATCAAAGTCTTCCTTAAATCCCGCCATTGGCTCATTCCATGTTTCTTCGACCCCAAAATACTTACTAAGATAGGGTTGATGAGTTTCCATTTCATAGCCTAAAAATGATTCATTCTTTAGGTCCACTTTAGCGTCTGCCCTTTCAGGCATTACTTCAGGTTTTTCCTCCACTGGTTTGATGGGTTGTCTAAATACAGTGTCCATTTTTTATATAATTTGATATTTCTTTGACTGTTCTTGGATCTCCTCTTCTAGCCGCATTAGCTAGATAAGCTCGGTGTTGAATGAGTTTTGAACTCTGATTAAGAATTGATAGACCCATCTTTTTATACTGTGCTTTTTTCTTTGGGTCCTTTTCTTCCCGATATTTTTGTTGGATGTACTTTAGGTCATCCACTCTTGACGGATCAAACATACTCAATCACCGCCATTATGTCTTCAAACTTTAAGATGATGTGGTCTTTGTACTCCTTACCACTCCACTCCTGATAGACAACAGTGTCACCGACCTTACAAGGTGCTTCCTCTCCGGCACTAATAACCTTGCCGGTTTGGGTGAGATTTTTACTCACATCTTTAGACAGATAAATTCCACTATCTGTCTTCTCGATAGTATCGGGCTTAATAACTAAGTACCCTTCTACCGGTTTGATAATCTCCTGTTTCTCCATTTATGTTTTGCTTGATTTAACTAATAAATTTTTATCAAGTTTGCGATGACAAGTAGGACATAATTCAATCCATTCTTTTGGATTGTTTCTGTCGTAGTTGTGTCCGATGTTTGCCCATTCAGTACCAATCTTTTTTCTTCCTGTTGGTGTGGGTTTATCACCACAAATCTGACAATAACCAGTTTTTTCTTTGTGATTTTGTAGCCATCTATGTTTTGCATTATAAAGTGCTTGGTTATCTTTCCATCTAGGATTTTCATGTCCAATCTTTTGAGGATGACCATAAGATTTATTAGCAGTTCTTGTAGCCACAATTTTTTTATATCTAAGTTCCTTTTGTTTAGGTGTTTCCTTAGACAGTGTTTTTATTAGGGCCGCTCTAACTCTTGCTTTACCTTCTTCCCCCATAGTATTTTTCATACCCTTATTCCACCCCCGTCCAAGAGATAGGCCACTAAGATTCATCCACTCATGTCTGCCCTTCATGGCGTTGTGAGCACAAGTAGTAGAACAGAAAACATTTGTTTCCCATTCTGAGCGTCTAATATTTTTTGTAAAAGAGCGATGACATTGTTTACAGATTCTTGTTTGTATCATGGGACTAGGGAGTAAACTTTTAATTGTTACCCCCTAGTTTACCATGAAAATACTAGATATTCAATACTAGAGTTGCTCCCTTATTGGGTAGCACCTGTCTTAAGTACCGAAATCCAGCCAGACACTAAGGCTTTCGCTACGAATGAACCGGCCCAAGAAATCATACTGAATCTTCCGGCAGGATTACCAGAATCCACGCTTGAAGAAGGTACGATATATAGTTTGGGTTGGTCACCCTCAAGGTCGTAGACACCAAAGGCATCTTTACCATGAATGTAGTTGTGATAGACAGTAGCGGTGCTTGAGGCCGTCTTTTGATTCTTGCTTAGCAAGAAACGGACACCATACAATTCACCCATTTCACCTCGATACAATTTCTTGACATCGGAGTAAACCTTGGAATTAATCCAAGTGCTATCAGCCAAAAGGTCTGCTTTGACGAATGGACCAACTTTTCCGATGAAATATCCATCTTCATAGGTTGGAGCATAAGCGGCTTCGAGAGTACGGACGACTTTGCGGATTTCAGCAGCAGAAATGACATCACTTGCAGCAATATCACTTACATTTGACTTTCCACCAGCTAATCGGGCAGTACCACCTTCGAGGCCTCCGTCACGAACCAAAGTATCTAAGGTTTCCCTCATGTTTTGCCCAAAAAGAGCAATTTTTTCAGCATTTCTTACATCAACCGAGGTCAATGATAAGAATTTACCGATTTTAGCGGAGTTACCATACTCGGAAAGAGTAGCGGTAACGGTACTAGAGGACAAAGATACTTCTGAAGGATTAGAACCTTCTGTCAGGGCAGTAGTCGATACAGAAAGAGGAGCGTAGCGATTGAAGAGAATTGATTTACCTTCATTTTGGCTACGAGTTTGTTTCTGTGCGCCTTCTTCCATGACTTGTTCCCACTCATTTCTTTTGAGGAAGACCTTAGAATAGAGGGTCATCATCTCATTAGTGAGGGTTAGTGTGGTTTCAGCAGCCATATTATTTAACTAAATAGAAATTAATAAACGACACCGTACTTTTCCTTGATTTCTTCAATACTCATATCTTCGACTGATTTCTCAGTTTTATCGACATGGCTTGAAGGTCTCATGGCAGACTCGGCAGCCTGTTTAGCGAGGTTACTTTTCTCTGAAGCAACAGCACTTTCTACTGACTTAGTAAACGGTTTCATCATTGTAGCCACTAGGGCGGTAACCGACGTGTTAGGGTTTCCCATAACAGCGTAATTGACAGCAGTGGATATGCTTTTGCTTAATTCGGGGTCAAACTTATCACTTTGAGGGTCTAATTGTGGGTAGGTGGCTTCAGCTTCTTTTGCCTCAGAATTTATGCGATTGATAGCCTTTTCTTTCTCAATCTCCATCCTGGTTAAAGCACGAAGGTCATCCAAAGTTAGTTCACGTTCACCATCACCCGAAGGGGGTGTGCTTGGCTCAAATCTATTGAGTCCACCGGTAAACTCTTCTATCTTTGAAGATAGACTTTCGACTTGGTCTTGAAGTTGTTTTTTCTCCTTAACTAGTCCTCGGATACGTTTGCTCGCACCCGTCTCCCTTTTTTCATCTTCCTCAGATTCGACTTCTTCAGCCTCGGGTTGATCGACCTTTGGCGATTGGTTTCCCTCTGATTCTAATGTCGCTTCTTGTTCTACTGGTGATGATTCAGTAGTGTTGTTATCGACCTCAACACTTTCGTTTTCCATCAAATTTGGTTCTTCTGACATGGCATAATGAACTGATAAGCAGTGGTACGTTCACCGAGACGCAAGGTTTCTACGGATCAGGCAGAAAGACTTGAATGAATGGCAGGTAGGAGGAACCTGCCACTCGTTTAAATCTTCCTTTTGAGAATTGGCTGACCTTGTTCGTCAATCCCAATTAGTAATTTGTCCATACCGACGTAGATAGCGTGTTCGAGTTCACACGAAGTGCAAACCGCATATGGACCTCTTTGTCGCCACTCGTGATAGCCTTTGGGGACAAAGGAAAAGGACGGATTGTCAAAGTTCAGAACTTCACTGTTTTCTTGATGTGGGTCACTATGTACCTCATCTTTTCCAGTAATGTCTTGGTTGGTTTGATATAAATTGTCTTGATTCTCATTTGTCATCCTTCATTTCCTCAACGACCTCCGAAGAGTCCTCCACTTTGTTAATAATCGAGTTGAGTAACCCCTTGGCTAGAGTCACCATAATGGTTCTGTCGCCTATATCCTCACGACTTAATCCGGAATCAACCGCCGTAGTTAGTTGAGCGTCGAGTCCGTCTTTTAGGGTTTGAATATAGTTTTTAAGGTTCTGCCACACCTCCATCTGTGACAGGGTATGAAAGGCAGCGTCCTGTGGATCGATACCCTTCTTCTCTAATTCAGCATTTTTTTGCTGTTCCCAAACTCCCTTAATACTGTGGAAGTCCGGCTTGATTGCTGTCTGCATTTATTCCTCCTTGTGGCGTGGGTGGAATTTGATTGACCCCACTGTCCATTTGAGCCACTAAATCCATAAATTCTTGCTGATGTTTTTGCATTGCTAGGTCGTCTTGTTCGGCTGGGCTTTTCTCAGCGTCCTGGCTTTCGATAATCTCATCCCAGTTGTTGACGTTCTCTGACACTAATTGAGTTAAGAGTTTGGTAAATTTGATATTGGTCCCTTCACTTTTAAGAATCTCAATCATGGGTGAAGTAACTCCCCCTTGAGGTGAGGGTTGAGCGTTTTGAATAAGAAGGTTAAGTAGAGCTAAGACGTTATCCTGTTGATTCTGTTTATCAACAGCGAAGGAAGAACCTGACACCATCTCGTAATCGTAGAGAATAGAACCTGTTTGGCTTTTGTTAATCTTTAAATTTCCGGTCTTCTCATCATACTGACTTTGCATCTCAGGAAATTTTCTAAGGATAGTTTTGATTTCATCTCCAAAAAGGCGGACACTGATAGCCGAAGTTTGTTTTTGAGCCACCATATTGACCATCTTTCGCATGATCTGATTGACAGCAATCTCAACATAGAACTTATCCCAAGCGTCTCGTGAATTTTCTCTTGAAGCCTGTTGTTTTAGAGCTTGAGGGGTTTTCCCGAAAGAGTTATCAACATTTGAAGAAATGGTAGTATCAGTAGTCCCAAATTGATTCAAAAGGGCAGCATTGGCACTCTGATAAATGTTTTGGAAAGTCTGAATTCCTTGAGGACTTAATTGAATAGCCTGAGCAGCGAGAGCCGGATTACCCCTGGCAATCCAATTAGCCCCTGCGACACGTTTAATTGAGGAGGGAACGATAATATCTTTGTTAAAGATTACGGGAGGAAAGATGGACATCTTAGCTGAATCTAAAGCTAAATTCCAAGCGGAGTTCATCACATATTGCATCGACTTACCCCTTTCGACATCACCCATCCCCATAAAATCTTCAAATAAAGGAATTGCCCACTTATTGCCTACAGGGAGTTCTCCCTCGATACCACGATTCTTACCATCACGAATGACGGTATAATCAGCAGCAGGGACGACATCAACCCACCTATCACGTTCATACATCGACAGGACTTCATAGAACCCATCCCCTTTAGTCCCGTAAACTCCAGTCTCCATATCCTCTTCACGTTGAGTTTTAGAATCAGAGTCACGATTTTGTTTATCACCGGTACTTTCTTTAAGTTTAGTTATGACTTTATCTAAGTTCTTATAACCATCAGTCTTACGTAACTTCTCGAAAAAGGATAATGGTTTCCACGATCTGACGATAATGTAATCTGAATCTTCGATTGAAGTCGCTCCCACTTGAGGGAAAATATCCCAAGGGGAAATAAGCCACATATCAGGACCAACATATCCATTCTGTTTGACATCCCAATCCACCATGTAGAAAGCGTTACCGTAAATCTTAGACATCCGGTGTAACATTCTGAGTTTTACAAGGAAGGGTAGTTGAGCATTGGCATTAGGCACGACATACTTATCTAAAATAAGATTCATCAGAGCTGAGGCTCCCATGTCATTTTTAGAAATTGCTTTCACTTTCCCAACAGGAACTTGTGCCATAACCCGAGCCTCAGACTCGATGATATAGGTGGATATTTTGTGGTCAAAGACTTTGGATTTAGTAGTATCGCTGATTTTGTCCTCCAAGTTACCCAAAAATAGATTCTCATGTTCTTTCCACATTACCCTCTTATTGACGAGTGAATCATCAGCTGCTTGTCTCCTTTGCTTTACTATATTTGATATTTGGTCCATAAAAATACCCCCTGTTACGGGGGTTCACACCGCTTGATATACGGCAAAAACTAACACCACTTATTCGTGGTCAACTGCTATATTATAACACAGATTAGCAGAATAAGCAATAGACTGCTAAGGTTTATCTGTATTTTTATATCGCTTAGTCTTAACTATCTGAAGTGAAGAGATGATGGGTTCACCATCCTTAAGGGTAATAGTAAAGTTAGCTGACCCATACTCTAACTCCTGGGCTTTTCTTTCAATAATAGCGTGTAATTCAAGTTTTGTTTGGCTTAGCATAGTCCTCAAAATCTCTAAATACTACATCGCAGATTATCTTATTACTGACTCTTATCTCGAAGTAAAACACCCCATTGCTTTGTTTAATCATCTCCTCGGCTATCTTTAAGTGTGCCCATTTGTTTTGGGGTTTGTTTTCCATTAGTAGAGTCCTTTGTCATTAAACAGTAAGTCATTGGGGAACTCTGATTCAAAGTCATCATCCGGTTTCTGATAACTCATAGCAAAATAGCGGATAGCATCCATAGCATCATCATCTCTTTTTAAGGGAGCTTCTTTAATCATCCCGTCCATACTTTTGTTTTCGACCCAACGATACTTCTCAAACTCATCGGCAATCCACCCTAAAGATTTACTAAACATCAGTGTAGGCTTACCGGTATCATTACGGACCTTTAACATTCCAGCCACTTTAACAATACCATTCTTAACCGAATCCTGGCCCTTATCTACCGGATTAAAATAACAGCCTAATTGATTCAGTTGTTCAATACTCATCGGCTGAGCTGAATCAGCCACAGGGTAAGTAATCGCCTTCCCAGCGTCCTTAATCTTGACGGCTTCAGCAATATCGTGTTCGGTCATGCCTGATTGATAGATACCGTCATAAGCATAAATAGCGGTCCCATTAGAGTTAATAGCAAAATAGATTAAAGCAGTCTTATGAGCAAAACCAAAGTCTAAAGCACGGGTGAAAGTGTAGTTGTAAGTTAAGTCCGGTACATCAACCATGTGGGTTTCACGATTAAAGTCTTTGTAAATAAGCCCTGACATCTTTCTAAACTCTCCCATGATTTCCTGAGCAAAAGAATCCTCATCCATTTCCTTTTTCATGGATTCAATTTCGTTTCTGTCTAAGTAAGGGTTGTCGTAAGAAGTAAAGTGGTAGTAGGTCCAATCAGGGTCATCTTTCTCAGCTAAGGTCTTGAAGTGATTAAAACCATTAGGAGTAGAGATAAACCAAACATCGGCCTTAGAATCAACCAGGGTGGGTCTGATGACCTTCCAGACCTCATCCCAGTGTTCAAAGAAGGCAGTTTCATCAAAAACACAAAAATCTATTTTCACACCTCTTAGTGAGTCAGGACTGTCAGCTCCTTTTAACATGATTTGCGAGCCATTAGTCAGTTCAATAATCAGTTCAGTCTCATTGGTCTTAGAGATAATCTCTTTGGGGATTAAGTCTCTTAACATGGACCACATAATCGCCTTAGATTGTTTGTAGGTGGGAGAGATATACCAAGCCGTAGTCTTACTATGATCTGTTGTAAACTTGAGTAATTCGATAGAAACTAGATAGGATTTACCAGCTCTTCGGCCACAGTTAATGACCTTGTAGCGGTGGTTATCCTTGATTACTTTCGTCTGCCACTGGCTCAGTGTTATTGCTTTCATTGATTTGGATTAAGCCTTGTAAATTAACTTGGATGTTTGTTTGATTCTCCGGTCCTAATCTTCTTTTGAGTTTCAACATGGTTTCCCAATACTTCTCTCTGACTCCATAATCCGGTATCTCAACAAAGTTATCTCCTGTGCCATGTATTTTATTGGCTTTGGTCATTCCCTCTGCTCCTATATTCATTAGGGCTACATCAGTTAATCCCATATCTTCCATAAGGTCTGGAATCGAAAGTTTTCCTAAGTTTTGAGTCCCTATTGCTGAGGCACTTTCTCTGTCCTTACAATCATAAACTCTCATGGCAGCTTCCGTAGCATTTCCTGTTTTAATATATTCCTTAATCCACTTCCTTTGTTTAAGAGTTAAATCGTCTTTCTTGGCAGGTAGATTGGTCATTTATTTTCCTCAGTCTTTTTGGTTAGTAAAATGTTTAATCCAAATTCCTTTTTAATCCATCTAAAGAGTCCAACATATTGAACAAGGTGACAGCGTTCCCAAAATTCTCTTAATTCCCCTGGTTGAATGTCTATTTCTTTTTTGAAAAGCGTTTTAGTTATTTTCATTTCATTGTTTTAATAACTTGATAAAGTAGATTTCCAAACAGGGTTACAAACCTTTCATTCTCATTTATCTTTTTCTCTTCCATGGCGTCTAGGATTGAGTGAGTAACTTCGTGCCAAAAGGCTTCACCTAATTGGTCTTCACTTCTAGGCCATGCCGGAGAGTTCTTTTGAATGTGTATTTCATCAAGTCTAGGGTGGTGTTCTCCATCAGCATCATTATTTACCACAAGACAATCGACCTCTTTAACCTTAACGGTTTTTCCCATGAGTTGATATTCGGTTGGTAGTTTCATTAGTCCCATAAATCATTAAAATAACAGGTCAAGAGTTTTAAGGCGTCTTTACGTTTTTCATAAGCAACTAGGGATTTTTTGCCATAGTTTTTTACTGTTTCTGCTTTATCATCTAATACTGTGGGAGCGATTATATCTTTAGAAATTCTTTTGAGAATTTTCACCCATCTTTGAGGGGTTAGCTCAGTGGGAAAACTACACGTGTTTTTGGCTAGGTGTTTGGTAGTTTCCGAGATTACTTTAGCTAAATATTCATCTAAACTCCATGTATCTTCGTCACTCCAACCTCGTTGACCACGTTGGATGAATTTTTTTATTTTTCTATATATTTCTTTCATAAATTAAAAACTTAGCCTACGGGATAAGGATTTGATTTCGGTTTTAGCAAGATTTCTCTTAGCCTTTCACCAATACGTCACCTTATACTGTTTGATTCTATTTACCGATGGATTCGGGAACAAATCTGGACTTCCACCTGTGTTATTAATTTCGGAGAGATATTGAGTTAGGTGTGTGCGAGGTATATATGCCCCCCCTTTCGGTCTCCACCTTGTCAGTAAGTTTCCAACTTCTCCCTCCTAGACGGTCAACCTTGACCGACAGCCCATAGACTAAATTTTTAATGTTCATTGGTAATATAACACCAAAAAATTCTATGTCTAGCACTTATAAAACTAGAGTGCTAATTATCGACTCTTAAAACCATTAGCATCCACGAAAGAGTAGTTAAAGGAACCATTTTTTATGTCTTTACACTTCTCACACTTCCTTATCATTCCATACTCATTGACGATAGCGAACCTCTTTTCGCACATCGGGCATAAAACATTCCCTTTCTTGTCTAAAATAGCATCTGGTTTATCCCAGTCACTGACATCACTTAAATTAGCCATTTTGAATAATCGGGTTGTAAATCTAATAACCAGATTCCGTTTTCTGTATAACACCGAAAACCAACAGGCTTTCTACCTTTTTTGTGTTTTACTATCTTTAGTAGATCATCCCAACCGGTATATTTAATTGCTGGTTTAAATCCAGTCTTGTACACGAATTCAATATATTTTATGTCACTTAGTTTCATACTTTTCGTTTTCTAAAGGGTTATCTACCCATTTCACTTTCTTAAATTCCTTAGAGACTATCGGTTCTAGTATTGGGGATTTAGTCATTTTCATATAAATCATTAATAATATCGCTTATGAGTTTTGCCCCATAGAGCGGATATTCCCAATTATCGTTATAATCTAATGAGGCCCCATTATTTTCTTTTCCATAAGACATATGCTCTTTACAAAAACATCTAGTACTTCCACTTAAATCAGTGTAAACATATTTATTGTTTGGTTCATTATTTGGTGGATGACCAAATGTTCTCTCTTCATCACAAGTTTCACAGGTTATACCACTTAAGATTTCTACTATTTTTTTCATCCCTTTCTTTATCTCTTTAGATTTCTTTTTATCTAGTGATTTCATAAATCAAATCCTTTTTGTTTAAGTGATAACCAAGCATCAATTTCAGATAAAGTTCCCTTAAATAAATAGTTATCTGATTTATCATCTTTTAGGTAGACAGCATATATGTCGTCTAACCAATGTCTAATTTCAAATTTTTCTTTTATTTTCTGTTTCATATTTAGTGGTGGGTGGGGTGGTTAATAACTTCTAACCAAGATTTCGGGACAGTAACCGACTGTTTGTCATATCTAAATCTTACTTCACTCCAATTAGCAGTGCTTTCATAAGTAATTATTCCTGTTCTACCAAGTTTTTCCTTTAGATTTGGATATAAACTCCACGCCAACTTTGACAGATTATCTTTTATTCTAACTTTTATCCCCTTTCCCTCTGATGATTTTTTCATAAGATTATTTTTCATATATAATTTCAACATCACCAAATCCAAAATTAATAGTTTTGACATTATCACGTCCTAATTTTACAAGCATATTATCTCTTTGTATTTCTTCAATTAAAGACAAGTAGAGTTCTCTTGGTAATTTTATTTTTGCCAACCGCACTCCATTATTTTCATAATCAAAAGCCCAATCTGCTAATTGCCTTAGTCTTAATTTAGCATCAAAATTTGCTCTATTAAAACAAGTTAGGTCTAAAGTTTTTTCTATCATATTTTTATATTTAATAAATAATCTTTCTTTCCCTCTGTTTGTGATTTCATAGTTTATTATTTACCTTTTTAATAATTTTATTTATTTTATCCTCAATTTTTTCTAGCATTTCTACTAACACTTTCTCGTCAATACAACTATGGTGGCCTTCCCATTCTCTTAACTTATCTTCAATAGACCACTCCTTAATTGGTGAACCATATTCCCATTGCTGTTGTCCTAAATGTAGTTTTGCTATTTTTATCCCCTTTCCCTCTGTTGATTTAGATTTGGTCATAAGATTATTTAATGTTTTGATAATGTTCTTCTAATTCTTTTAATTCTTTGTCTAAATTCTCTAAAAATTTTGTTCTTTCAACAATTTGTTCTTTTTTCTCTTTAATTCTTAATTCATAAAGTGCTTTTCTACCTTCTTGTAAGTCAGAATAAAAATAATCATCATCGTGCCACATTTGTTGATGTCTAGCTTCTTCTTCATCATCATTAGTCATGCATACAAATTTATATTTTCCTTTCTTTTCCTTAACCACATACATTGTACATTTTTCGTGGTCAGTACAAGCCTGACACTCAATTTCATACATTTTACATTTTGGAACTGTTTTAATCCCAATAACAATGTATGAACCAAAACCATTAAAACTTAAATATTTGTATAATTTATCTCCTAGTTTCATATTTTTATATTTAATAAATAATCTTTCTTTCCCTCTGTTTGTGATTTCATTTGGTGGTTAAATATTTAATAATTTTCTTTCTCTCTTTTTTCTCTAGTGATGTGCATATTTATCTCCTTATGGTTGATCTAATTTTTAAGCACCCAAAACATACTTGGGTTAAAGCGTCGTGAAACGTAGAGTAAATTGCCTGTTGAGTGTGTTTTCCCTCGCATTCTTGAATGTGTTTTCTTACCCCTTCTTGGGTTGGGATATATTCGTAAGTAAAATTCAT